CGACAGGAGCGGCTACGAGTTGACCCTTTCGGGCATGGAGCCGAATCCGATGCTGAATGTTTTGGTATCTCAATTCACGGTAGCGACCGCACAAATCAGCGGGTCGTAGCGTATCTTTGACCTGCGGTTCTCATACGCCGCATGGTTTAGTGGTCAGGGGCCATCCTTTCGGGGGTGGCCCTTTTTTTTGTACCTTTGGGCATGAGAATTTGCATCGTTTACAACGCCCACCCAACGGGGTGCTCCTTCTATCGGCTGGAGATGCCGAACGCATATCTTGGCGACAACTACACGGAGTTCGATTATGTCTGCGTGGACAACATCGCCAATGTCAAGGACGAGGACTTAAAGACGGTCGATGTGTGGTTATTTAATCGCTTGTGGTGTCAAGGTACGCTGGACCAAATTCGGAAGGTTTACGAGGCTCTGACGGCGTTTGGGGCGAAGGTAATCTTGGACCTTGACGACTACTGGGTGCTGGAGAGTGGGCATATCATGTATCGGCACTATTTGTCCACCAAACTTGACGAGCAGATTCGAGAACACATCCGCTTGGCTGACCATGTGACCACGACCACGGAACACCTTGCCCAAAAGATACGCCTGCTGAACAAAGCCGTAACTATTCTCCCCAACGAGCCGTACGAGGCTTATCAGCAGTACCTCCCCGACACAAATGCAGAACCCGAACCGCATCTCTTTAAAATCGGCTGGTTCGGAGGGGCGCAGCATCAGGAGGACATCGCCTTGGTGGAGCATTCCTTTGGCCTGTTGGCCCATGACCGTTCCCTTGATGGGCGATACAAAATCTACCTGGGCGGGTGGAACGATGGGAACGCCGTGTACGATGACTACGAGCGGATGCTATCCTGCCGTGGGCTGAACAAGAATTACGGCCGCATCCAAGCCGCTGACATCTACTCCTATGTGGGCGGGTACAACTTCATCAACGCCACCATCGCCCCGCTACGTGACACCAAGTTCAACCGCCTCAAATCGGAGTTGAAGGTCGTGGAAGCGGGATGGATGGGCAAGGCTATTATCGCCTCGGAAACTATCCCCTACACCGACATCATCACCCACGGCCACAATGGGTTGCTCATCCCCTACGGGAAGAAAGACGCTTGGTACAAGGCCGTCCGCAAATTTGTGAACGAACCCGACTACGCCAAGGGGCTGGCCGTGCAGTTGTCCAAAGATGTTCGGGAGCGCTTTGACATCAGCAAGACCGCCGAGCGGAGGGCCGAACTGTACCGAAGCATCGGGCGCAAATTGTGAAATTCGGGCGCATCCTACATTTAAGGATAGCGTGATATACCTATCCCCCAATACAACCAACACCATCGTCGTCACTTGGACGCAGCGTGCATCTTCGGGCGACCGTTACATCTTGCGCTTGACCAACATCGCCAAGAATGTGACCACCGACTTCACCCTGCTGAAATCGGCCAACCTTTCCAACTACACCGAACGCTATGACAAATTTTCGCTTGCCGTGGGGTCGCTTGAAACAGGCTCGTATAAGTATGAAGTTTACGATACCTCTTCCACGGTTGGTGCAGCCGTTGCGGTGGTTGAAACGGGCTTGGCTTATGTCCAGGTAGTATCGCTGACCTTCAACACCTACGCCAATTCCATCCAGTACACCGTCTTCGGGGCATCCGATGAGCGAGTGTTTGATTCCACCTTTGACCAATCCTTCGCATGAGCGTACAAACAAGAACCCAGTTGCAGACGAGTGCTGCAACCATCACCAACGAAACCGCTGCCGCAGCCAATACTGCTACCCGTGTGGGTGGACTATTCGATGACCTCGCAGACACCGCCACCTTGGACCGAGAGCGGGGCGTGGCGAACCTTTACCTTGACGAAAGCAAATCATTTACCCCGACCCAAGGGAGTGCCGTCAAGTTGACAACCCCACTCAAATCGGGACTGCTGACGACCTACAACTTTACCCGCACAACCACCGCCATCACCTACACAGGGACGACGAGTGCTGCTTTGCGGGTGTCGGCAAGCATGGTATTCTCGCAAGGCAACGGCAACCAAATAATCATCTACATCGCCAAGAACGGAACCATCATTCCGCAGTCAATGACTGACATCACCACGGCTCACGCAAACGGCCATGCGGTCACGATTGAAGCCGTCCTGCAAGGTGCAGTCAATGACGAGTTCACCATTTACATCAACGCCGTGAACGATGGCGGAACCATCACGATTTCGGCCCTCAACTTCACCGTACACACCCTATGAGCAGCGTCAAACAATCGTTCACCCAATGGCTTGGGATTGAACACAAAGTCCCCGTGATGCTTGAAAACAAAGCGGGCAAATACATCACCTACGGGGCGTTGAACGAGTACCCGTACTATCTGCTGGACAACTACCGCCGAAGCAGCAAGCATAACGCCATCGTCAACGGCAAGGTGAACTACATCGTGGGCGGTGGCTGGCAACCAGGGGAAAAGATGACCGTGGAGCAGCAGGCCCGCTACGCCAAGTTTTTTGACGGGTTGAGCGAGCATGACGACTTGAATGACATCACCGAAAAACTCGTCCTTGACTTGGAACTATTCAACGGGTTCGCCGTTGCGGTGACTTGGAACAAGATGGGAACCATTGCTAAGATGGAGCATATCCCCTTTGAAAAAATCCGAGTTGACAAAGACGAGCGGATGTTCCAAGTGGCCGATTGGTACGACGATGCCATGATTCAACTCTACCCCAAGATTGGGGATGTAGAGAAAATCCCCGCCTTTGATGCTGACAACCGCATCGGTAAGCAGTTGTTCTATTACAGGGTTTATGCCGCAGGCGTAAAGTCCTATCCCCTACCCGAATACATGGGAGGCTTGGCGTGGATTGAAGCCGATGTGCAAGTGGCGAACTTCCACAACAACAACTTGCGGAACAACTTTTGGGGCGGGTATTTAATCAACTTCAACAACGGCATCCCGACCCCCGAAGAACAGGGCGACATTGAGAGGCAAATCAAGCGCAAGTTTTCAGGGACCGACAATGCGGGTCGCTTTGTGGTGACCTTCAACGACGATGTTAGCAAGGCTCCCACCTTGGAACCATTGACCCCGTCCGACATGGACAAGCAGTTTGAAATCCTCAACAAGGCCATCCAGTCGGAAATCTTTATCAGCCACCGTGTCGTGAACCCCATGCTATTCGGAGTGAAGACCGAGGGCCAACTGGGAGGACGGCAGGAACTGGTTGAGGCTTACGAACTATTCAAGGCTACCTATGTGAATGACCGAGTGAGGAAGGTGGAGCGGATGATTAACTATTTGGGTTCGTTCAATGGCGTGGAAGGAATGGAATTGATACCCATTGAGCCGATTACGGAACGATTATCCGAGCAAGCCCTGCTGACCATTATGACCCCCGAAGAACTGCGTGAGAAAGCGGGCCTCCCTGCATTGGAAAAGCAACCTGCCGATGTGGTTGGACCCAATCCCCAACCCGACGAGGTTCCGCAAACCCCTGTGGTCATGGGCAACGACAACATCAAGAAGTTGTCGGGCCGTGAGTACCAAAACCTCATGCGAATCGTCCGCCATTACGCACAGGAAAAGATTACCTTGGAAATGGCCCGCACCATGCTATCCGCTGGTTTCGGGTTGACCCCCGAAGAAGTGAACACCCTGCTTGGCGTGCAGGAGCAAGCCTTCAGCGAACCCCAATGGGGCGAAGAGGACACCGAGGACTACGGATGGGGGGACGAAGAGTTTAAGGTCTTGGAGGTGGTCGCAAGCAAGTTTGGGAGCAACGCCGACGAGTATGTGGTAATGCACTCCAAGCCAATGCGTTTTGACACCGACTTAGACGACCAAGTGCGTCAAGCCTTTGCTGAACTTGGCGAGGAAGAGAAAGAACTGGATTCAAAGATTGAAGCCTACCGCAAGAAGAATCGGGACGCAAGCGTTGAAGAAATGGCCAAGGAGTTTGGGGTCAGCAAGGCGAAAGTCGCCAAGCGGGTGGCCTACTTGATTACCAAAGACCGCTACCCCATCGCAAGAGCCGTGGACCAAATCTCCAAGGAAGGAGCCAAGCCAACGGATGAACCCGTGTTGGAGGTCCGCTATAAATACGCATGGGCCGCT